TGCGCGTCGACCACAGCGACGAAGACACGCTAATCGAAGCCTATCGTGACGCGGCAATTAAGTGGGTGGAGGACTACTGCAACACGCGGCTCGGCGATGTGACGGCGGTGATGTACATGGACGCTTTCTATACCTGCGCCATCCCGGTCGGGCCAGTTAGCGCCATCAGCTCCGTGACTTACGTCGACCAAGCTGGAGACAGTCAAACACTGGACACGGCTAAATGGTGGGCTGACCTGAAGCGCAAGCCTGCACGCATCACGTTTGAAAACGCGCCCGACCTCTACGACGACACGTACAATGCGGTGCAGGTCAACATGACAATCGGCTACGCGGAAGCTGACATACCCACACCGCTCATTCACGCAGTTCGGCTGATGGTGGCTCACCTCTACGAAGCACGGCAAGCGGTGGCATACTCACAGAGCTATGAGGTGCCACTTGGCTTGCATTCCGTTCTTTCCCCATATCGTATCGTAGGATGATTATCGGAAAGAGCGACAGACGCATCACAATCCAGCGGGCAACCGAGACGACCAACGGCTACGGCGAGAAGGTGGCGACGTGGGCGACGCTCATCACTGTGTGGGCTGAACTGCAAAAGACAAGTGGCGCAAAAGAGGCAATTGCAAGCAGGCAAGACACAGCCACGAAGCAGCTGGTTTTTAAGATTCGCAGCAGCACGGACAGCCGCGCCGTGACCACGAAAGACCGACTTGTTTACGACGGCAAGTACTTTGACATCACAGGCATCGAGGAGCAGGGCCGCAATGACCAGCTGCTAATTATGTGCCAGCTTAATGACACCACTTATGGAAGTTGAATTGAGCATTGACAAAAGCGTAGTTGACTTTTTGAAGAACATCAAGCGGTTTCAAAAAGAACTCGGCAACGAGCGGACAGTTAAGCGCATCCACCGCAAGGCTGGTAAGAAAGTAGAAGAGGCAATGGAGGCAAATATCAAGGACAGCCGCGAAGAGATTTGGATTGCAGGACGAAGCCGCCCGGTCGTGCCGGGTCAGTACAAAGATTCGGTTAAGGTGTGGTTGATTGAGCGCGGCGGCACGAGCTACTTTGCAGGGCCGCAAACAGGCCGAAAGGCAAAGGCAACAGCGGATGCATGGTTTCAGACGTTCGTTGAATCAGGCGACACGTACCTCGCTCAGCAGTACGGCGGCACTGGCGGTAACAGAAACATTGGCGCAATTGAAAGGGCAAAGCGCAAGTCAATCGGCCCAGCTTTGCGGCAAATGAAAAAGGATTACGAAAAGGCAATTGCACGAGCAGCAAACGCAGCATCTAAAGGAAAGTAATGAACGCAGGAAAAGCCATTTACTATCTGCTCGCCAATAACGCGGGCGTCAGCGCCATCACGACGCGCATTTATCCAGAGTATGCGCCGCAGGATGCTGATGCGCCGTTCATTGTTTATAGGCTTACCAGCGTCGACCCTGACGATACTCACGACGGGCCTGCGGTAATTGACGAGGTGCGCATTGAGGTCATCTGCGTATCTGACAGCTACGACCAAGCCGCAGATATGGGCAGCGTGGCTCGCGTTGCTCTTGACCGCGTCTACGGCACTTACAACACTGTGAACGTTGAGAGCATCCAATTTGATGACGTTGCTGTCTCAGTTCGCGACCAGCCACGGCAGTACGGGCAGGAGCTCACGTTCATCGTCCGCGTCAAGCGCGACGACGTGCAAATCGCCACAGGCTCGCCCATCGAAGCGCTGAACTTGTGGCGGCTTGCTGATGTTGATGATGAGATTGTCAACGCCATCGACCGCCAAGCACTTGTTTACGATGAGGCAACAAGTCAATGGATAGCCGACGGCGTGGGGCAGGTGGTTATTCCAGTCCGCAATTCGTACCGAGACGACGCGCTGACAGTTGGGCAAGTGGTTAAAGCAGTAGGCGCACAGGGCGACCGCATCAAGGTGGAGTTGTTCGACCCAGCAGTTGACGACAGCAAAACCCTCGTCGGCGTCATCAGCGAGCAGATAGCAGGCGGGCAAGATGGCCATGCGCAGGTATACGGCGAGCTTCGCAACATCAATACGGACGCCTTCGAAGTCGGCGACATCCTCTACCCACAAAGCGACGGCAGCCTTGATACGATTGAAAACGAATACCCCATCGGCATCGTCACCCGCAAGCAGGTCAACACCGGGCGGCTGTTCATTCGTATGTGGGCGCCGGGCAAGGGCTACCATCAGCGATATCGCACCGAGGCGCTGTCTGAGATGTTCGTCGGTGTAGGCGCAACAATTGAACTTTACTACACAGCGACAGCCGACGGCGATGGCTACGTCACGCAGGACTTGACCGCAGCAGTAGGTGACGGCAATGTTGAGGAGCGCGTGCTGTACTACAAGGCCGGAGCATTCGGCGACAGCGGCACGATAAGCGGTTACACCAACGCGGGACTTGCTACCGATGCCACCTACGCGGAGATGCTCACGGCATTCAACAACCTGCTCAAGACAGAGAGCGCACCGATTACCATCTACGCCACACGCACGGAGGTGTCAGGACGTTCGGGCTTGCTTGCTGATTACCCCGGCGCGGCGGCTGCCTATTCGCTGCGGTTGTTAGATACGGACTACACAGGCAGTGCCATCCGAGTCCGTCGTGCATCTGACAACGCAGAGCAGGACATCGGGTTCGATTCCAACGGCGACCTTGACACGACGGCGCTGGCGACTTTCTGCTCAGGCACGGACGGCTTCGTAAAGATTTGGTACGACCAAAGCGGAAACGGCAACGACGCGGAGCAGACGACGACGAGCAGGCAGCCGAAGGTGTACGACAGCGTGACGGGAGTGGTGACGGAGAACGGGAATCCGGCGGTTGAAGCCGACGATACGCCGCAAAGCCTTGGGTTTACATCCACGGCCGTAGGTTCAGCATTTATGGTATATAGAAAAACGGCGGACAAAACTCTATCAACTTTAATCGGCGGTATCTCAGGACAACAAATCGACGGCGGCGGAACATTGAGTACGTTTCAAAAAGCTATTAATGTAGCAGACGGAAGTGTGGGAATTGTAGGAACTACGGCGGCAGACAATACCAACCAATATTTAGCCAGCGTTCATTTAGACGCCTCTGATTCGGTACGCCTCAACGGACTTCAAGAAAATACAGGAACAATCGGAAGCGTAAATGTTGCGGGAATTTTCCAAAGGCCAGATTTGGTTGGTGATAATCGTTATGTTTTTGTCGGAAGGATTCAAGAGGTAGTTATTTACAGCACGGCGCAAAGCGCGAGCAATATTACAGGCATCGAAACCAACATCAATGACTACTATTCAATCTACACGCCATGAGCAAGTACATCATAGTCCTCCCCGTCGGCGTGTTGGATAGCGCCACACGCGCCAAGCAAATCACGCGGGAACTTTACAACATCACCGTCCCCCTTGCAGTGCAGGCGGATTACCAAAAAGACGGGCAGGTGTTCGGCATCGTGACGCATCCCGACGGCGTGCAGTGCGCGTTGCAAGTTGACCCGGCGTACGTCATTCCCGTGCATCCACAGGCGAACCTCGAAAAACTCGTGTCGATGTTTCCCGACCTGACCGACACGGAGCGGGTGACGTTGCAAGGGTACATCCACACGCAGGACAAGTTCCCATTTGGCGCCATCATCCCAAGCACGACGACGCTGCGGAATTACGACTACATGGTGCAAAATGGTTGGTTCACTGAAACAGACGAGATATGAACGCGCTTCGATTCATTGCGCTGCTGACCTTGGCGCTCATCAGCTATCCCATCGGCATCGTCTACGGCTTCATCGTTCGCGTCTTCAGGTGGGCGACCTACTTGCTGATGTTTGACGTGCCCAAGATGATGATGGATGTCTACGGCTTGGGTGTGAAAATGTCCAGCGTGCTCAATGCGGTGGCGGCCACTTGGCTCACGGCTTGGCTCATCCTGCCGGGCAGCGAGTTGTGTTTTGGCGAATACTATCCAGCCTCAGCCGTTATCGGCAAAGCGCACAGCATCGGGCAACTGAGCAAGGTGGGGCAGTGGGTGCGGCATCAACTTGAAACGCTGGACCCCGGTCACTGCGAACGTGCGGCAAGGCGTCACGGCTTAATTTGGAAATAAGTAAATTGCGGTCATGAAGGTGACGATTCAAAAAGCGTGCAAGCTGCGCGGCAACAATTGGAAGAAAGGAGCAACCCCAACAGTTACCCGTGACTTCGCGGCGGAACTGAAAGCCAAGGGATACCTTGACGCACCGCAACCGAAAAAAGAAACAACTGAAAACGAAGAATAATGGCTATTTTCAACGGCACCAATCTCGGTGTATACATCAGCGACACGCTCATTGCAGCAGCGCAGGACGTCTCTTTGTCTTTGAGCATGGAGACCATCGACATCACTACAAAGGACAGCGCTGGTTATCGCGAGCTGCTCGCTGGATTGCGGTCTGGTTCAATGTCTTGCAACGGCTTGATTGACTACGTAGACGCAAGCAACAAAGACGTAACTGATTTGTACGGAGCTTGGGAGGCGCGCACTGAACTGACTCTTAAATTCAGCAGCGAAATCACTGGCGACACCAGTTTCACAGCCAGCGGCTTTTTGACTTCATTGGAACAATCGGGCGGAACTGAAGACACAGCGACTTATTCAGCTACCTTTGAGTTGACTGGACAAGTAACTGATGCCGTCATCTCATGATAGAAATCAACAGCAAAGAATACCCACTGCGGTACACGCTCGGCGCTCTCACCAAGTTTGAGAAGCGCGCAAAGGTCAACGTCTT